CTAATGCTGGCTGCTGGGGAGATAGATGATCTGATCGTCTGGCCTCAGTTCTGGTTCGTGATAGATGGCCGACAGGTGAAGCACGACAACGGCAGGCGCTTGGGATACCTGGCTGACTTTGGCTATTCCCAAAATGGGAACGAAATAGTTGAGGACGTTAAGGGAGCCAAGGCTGTTGACAGCCGTGATTGGCCCATCCGCAAAGCTGTGTTTAAGGCGCTGTTTCCGACTTTTGAGTTGCGGGAAATAAGGCCGGGGAAGTCCATGAAGGGAGAGAAATAGACCTCAACCCGGCCACATCGCCTACGCAATGCCAAGGAATAATAAATGAATTTAGAATACCCAGCAACTAAGAAGTGTTCAAAATGCGGTGAGGTTAAAATCGCGTCACACTTTTATATTGATCGGAGTAAAAATTCCGGCCTTAAATCATGTTGCAAATCTTGCTCGACGAAAAGCGCAAATAGATATCATCCAAAGTATGATGAAAAATATCGCTTGAGACGGGCTGCGGATTACATAAGAAATGCTGAAAAAATAAAAGCCAGAGTTTCTGCGTATGGAAAGGCTAATCCAGACAAGGAGCGTGAGCGTTCTGCAAGAAGATATGCAGCAAAATTACAAAGGACTTTAACTCTTACTAAAGATCAAAAAACTGCTCTTAAGGCCATATATTCATTCGCAGAATGGGTTTCAAAGAAAACTGGTTCTCAGCACCATGTTGACCACATCGTCCCATTAAAGGGAGAAAATATGTCTGGACTTCATGTTCCGTGGAACCTTAGAGTTATTTCAGCAAAAGAAAATTTAATGAAAAAAAACAAAGTTGATGATAGCATTTCAATGCCAACTTGTATGAACGGGAGAAATAGACAATGTTAACGATTAGACACAACCGATATAGCCCGCCTCCGAAAAAGGACGAAACTCTACGGATAGAGCGTAAGCCACGGGAGCCGGAGCTTTATATCCCGCCAATCACAGTGCAAAAGCCATCTTTCATTAGTGAGAAGATGGAAAGCATCCACAATCGCATCATGGAAAAGCATAACCTGACAATGGATCAGCTATTTGCATCCATCAGGATTAAGCCTGTCGTCGTGGCCCGCAGGGAGATGATGAACCTAATTCATAGGGAATTGAATTGGTCTCCCCAGCGGATCGGCAACTACTTTAAGTTGGATATATCGACTGTTCAGCATCACCTGGGCCTGAAGAAAAGGTCGAAGGTAAAATATGGCGCTTTGAACGACGATTGAGTTATGATATAAAGGCGGGCGAGGCAGGAGTTGACGCTCCACTTCCCCGCCCTAACATCGCCTAGATAGGAGGCAACGCTAATGCAGTTTTCTACAATCCCATTGTGTCCGGCGCAAGGCATTAAGCCATGAGCCGCTGGTTTCGTCTCTATGATGAGATGCTGGACGACCCGAAGGCCCAGCGCCTCCCGCCACAAGATTTTAAGATTTGGATCAATCTTCTCTGTCTTGCATCTCGCAATGACGGCAAGCTCCCTTGCATTAGCGATATAGCTTTTGCTTTGCGGATCAGTGATAACGATGCCGTAACGATGGTCGAACGCCTCCATATCGCTGGCCTTATCGACAAGCGTAACGGAGGCCCAGACGGATTTAGATATTCACCGCACGGGTGGGACAAGAGGCAGTATAAGTCTGACAATTCTGCGGATCGTGTCAAAAAACATCGTGAGAAGCGTAACGACGAATGTAACGTTTCATGTAACGTTACAGAAACGCCCCCAGAGACAGATACAGATACAGATGCAGAAACAGATAAAAAGGATATGTCATCTGACGATGACGCCCTGACAGTCGATGATGTTGTTGAGGCTTGGAATAGTTTAGCAGGGGATCGTGGTCTGGCTAAGATCGTCAAGCTGACAGAGAACAGGCGCAGGCAGATCAAGGCTCGTATCAGGGAATACGACGCAGAGGATTGGTCAACTGCGATGGCAGCAATTTACAACTCAAAGTTTTTGTGCGGAGAAAACGATAGGGGATGGAAGGCTGACTTTGACTTCCTGCTCCAGCCGAAGAGCTTTGTTAAGCTGATAGAAGGGGCATACAATAAATGAGATATGGAAGCGTATGCTCTGGGATTGAGGCTGCAACTGCTGCTTGGCATCCCCTGGGCTGGGAGCCAGCTTTCTTCAGCGAGATTGAGCCTTTTCCACGCGCAGTCTTGGCTTACCACTATCCAGACGTTCCCTTGCATGGGGATTTTACCACAATTCAGGGAGATGAATATGGAGCAATTGACCTTCTTGTCGGAGGAACACCATGTCAGTCGTTCTCAATCGCTGGCCTTAGAGGCGGATTGGATGATGATCGTGGCAACTTGGCGCTTGAGTTTCTTAGACTTGCTCAGAGAACACGGCCCAGATGGTTGGTTTGGGAGAACGTCCCCGGCGTCTTGTCATCGAACGGAGGAAGGGATTTTGGTTCCATACTCGGAGGCATGGTCGAATGCGGGTATGGGTTCGCCTACAGGGTGCTTGACGCTCAGTATTTCGGAGTGGCCCAGCGACGCCGCCGTGTGTTCGTTGTCGGATGTCTTGGAGACGCAGCCAGTGCCGCAGCGGTTCTTTTTGAGCGGGAAGGCCTGTCAGGGACAGTTGCGCCGCGCAGAGGCGAGGGCCAGGATATTGCCGGATCAATTGCGCGATGCTCTTTTAGCGGTGGTGCAGGAGGAAGGCAGGAAGGCGCAGCGGCAAACCACTTCATAGCAGCAAGAATGGTCGCTTTTGGAGAGTTTAAGATTGATGGAACTGCAAGCTCATTAAAGCAGCGAGACTATAAGGACGCCACAGATTTAATTATTTGTGATGGCGTAAGAAGATTGACGCCTGTCGAATGCGAACGCTTGCAAGGCTTCCAAGATAACTTCACACGCATCCCGTGGAGAAATAAACAAGAAGATGATTGTCCTGATGGCCCACGCTATAAGGCATTAGGCAACTCAATGGCGGTTCCCGTGATGAACTGGATCGGCAAAAGAATTAACGAAGTGGAGAAGATCAATGGAAAGAAATAAAATCATCACATATGCCAAGCCAACACCTGGTGAGAGCGGAGCGCCAACTGGCGTGGATGAATACGCAGCATGGTTTAACCAGACATTCACATTTGCAAGAGCGATTGTGAAGGTCGATGAGCGTGGCCGTAAGTTTCTTGATCTGGATTACAGCCGATGAGCAAAGGCAAAGCACTAAAGCTAAGTGATGTTGAGCGCATCCATGCTGACCTAATCAAGCACGATGAGGCAAGACTAGCCATCGCTAAGAAATACCGCATCACGTTGGAAACTCTCAACAAGATAAATAGGGTTCGTAAAATTGCCGGGAAATATGGGACGGATGCCGCCTTACGAGTTCGTGGACATAAAATTCCGAAACAATCAGATCAGGCGGAATGTTGAGCCAAGTAAATGGCGCTGGAAAAGCTGGGGCTGGCCGAGCGATTGGGACATTGTAAGCTGGCAACCTTCAACAGAAAGTTAAAAAAATATCATCATGGTATTGACCAATGCAATTTAGGCGCTAAAGATACGTTCATAGACAACGAAGGAACTTAGAAATGACCGAATATCAAGAACGTCAACGCGCAATCGCACTGAGCCGCTGGAGAAGTTACAAGACCAGCAAGCGCATTAACGGCCTCAACAGCCGCCATACAGCTTTTGACCGCGCTAAGGCATTGCAGCAAATCCAGTTTGTTAAGAAGATCACGGGTAAGCATCGCACGGATCGTGATTACCAGCCTGACATCGAAAGCGGCATTCGCTTCATTATGATGATTAGCAACCGTCGCGCCGCCTAATAGAAAAGAAAGGGAGAATAGACATGAATACCAAGGAACTTATTTTCTGCATCGCTTGCTCGGCCTTCATCGGCTTTTGCATGACAATGGCTCTGGCTAAGGAGTTGGCGCTGTGAACAGCTATAAAGACTATCTCCGCCTCAAGTGGCTCAAGCCTATCGTCATCGAGCGCACAAAGAAGCTGCCTGGTGATTACGTTCTCATCTCTAGCTGCCTGCCAGCGGTAAAGGTGAAGCCATGAAGGGCCAGATGATAAACGCCATTATGATCCGCAAGACCAAACCAATGTCGATCCATCGGCTGCCGGAAAGGTCTGACAGCGAGAAGCGTTACCAATACGGAATGCAGGAATCAGCAAAAGCTCTCTGCCAAGCCGTTCTGGATAGCGGAAGCCTATATGGCCCGATGACAGAGGCTCAACAGATCGAAGCCATCTCTTGGGCTTATGACGTAAAGGTTATGACAGCATGATCCGTTTCATAATCAACAGGATGATAGACCGACTATTCAAAGGATATAAGGGAGAGGATTGGCATCAATGACAAACATCCGTATCGAATGGCTAGATGACAGCACCGACTGCGACCAAGCAGGATGCAGCGGTGGATATGCTGAAGGCGCAAAGGTCTATTTCGACGGCAAACTCACGCTTGATATGTCTCCTACGGCGGCTTGTTTTGGCGGCATCCATTACAGGTCTGAAGATGTATTAAGCCGCATTTTTGAGGAACTTGGCCACAAGCTTGTTGAGGTGACTTATGACTGACCAGATCACGCTAAAGATAGACACAGAAGCTGCTGATGAGATTGTCGCTGCTTGGCTCCGTCTACGTCTAGAATGGCTTTATGAAAACGCCAAGACGATCACCCATGATGAGGATAAAGAAGACAACGCTAAAGATGCAGAAGCAATGAGGCGCGTGCTTAACTTTATCACTGGCGAGCATCCAGATCATCGCAAGGTGCTGTGTGTGCGTGAGGCTATGCGAATCGGGCTAGCCGACGAAACTATCGCTGACATCTCCCTCCGTGCCATCGAACTTTGGGAAGAGGGGTTTGGAAATGACTGACGACGACAAGGCGCTGGTGGAGCGGCTGCGAATGCGCGAAAGCCGCATCGAAATGTTTCTGACTGCCCCACCAAGGCCAGCGCCAGACCGCGATTGTCACTATGCTGCTGACCGCATCGAAGCCCAAGCGGCAGAGATTGAGCGGCTGCGTGAGGCGTTGACAACGATCCGCGACCGCAAATGGAACACGATGACGCAGGGCTGTGACGCTGCTTGTGAAGCGCAATCCATCGCCCGCGCAGCACTGGGAGAGACGAAATGAACCTAGAACTGGTAACAAACCTATTGCAGCGCAACGTCCCTGACTTCGTAAACGATCAGGTCAATTTCTGGATTGATATGGCGCAGGAAGCCATCCGCCGGGATGAGCGGGAGAAGATCGTGGCGTGGCTGAACAAAGAGCAGGAAGACCACCCCAAATCTGACTATTCAGGTTTTGCCGCAATGATCGCAGAAGAGATCGCAGCAGGAGAGCATTTGAAATGAACGGATACCGATATACCGGAAAGTTTCCAGCACGATGGGAACCTGAAATGCACGGATTGATGGAGCGCGGCGTTACTGGCGCTAGCCATGATCGTGTCTGGGTTGATCTTGCGCCTATTGACGCTGTTAAGCATGGTTTTCGCAGAATTGAGTGGCAGCGATAAATGTGGGGGGGATTTGAAATGAAACACGAACAAGATGCCATTTACGAAATTGATGTTTTATCGGATGGAAAGAAGATCGACGGGTTCGTTATGGCCTGCGATGTTCCGTTCTGCGAAGATAGCTTCATCAAGATGTATCATCGGCATTTTCCAGTGATTGCCGAGTGCCATCCAAGAATAACGATTAAATATGCTCAGAGGGGGACGAAATGAAACACGAACAAGATGCCATTTACGACATTGATGTTTTTGGCGATGGCGAGTGGATTGACGAGTTTGTTATGTGTGGAGACCCGCCAGAGAATTTCGATCCTGAAAAATGGGTTGCTATGTATAAGCGGCACTTCCCGCATATCGCTATGCCGTTTCGTGAGATTACGATTAAATATGCTCAGAGGGATATGAGATGAATGTAGAGACTTGGCTTGAGGAAAACCCAAAGTGGAAGCTAGTTTCTAGACGGCCATATCCTCAAAAATATACAGACTTTCGGTTTAGTCATTTGGCAAGGATTGGTCGTCAGCAACATGGCGTGATTACATACGATAACGAACTTGTCATCGTTGAGGAGATTTAGAAGATGAAGAATGAAGAAAGACTTAGAAACTGGTCTATGTCGCCGGACATTATCGGTTCTATACATCTGGATGCGGCGCTGTTTGGCGTCCCTGAAAATGAATTGGCTAGGATGAAGATCGTCGGCCTGTCTGGATCGCTAAACGCGGCTTCCTCCAAGATTTTCAAGTTGGAAAAAGAAAACGAGTTGATGCTGAAGGAGCTAAAAAAGGCTCGGAGATATGTGGAGGGAAGGGAAAAATGGTTAAAATTCTATGGGTTTCTATCGCGGTTCAGGCTGTTTAAGCGATGACTGATAAGCCAATTCAACACGATCCAAACTGCTCCATTGTTCGCCTTGGAAACATTCGCGCCTGGTGCGATTGCGGTAAGGTGAAAGAGGCTGAGATAAAGGCCAAGTTGACAAAACCGCCTGCAAATACGAAATAGGCGAAATGGAACAAGAAGTTAAAGAAACTGCGAATAAGTTTGGCAACCTTCCTGGCCCCGGCCCTGGTCGGCCTAAAGGTTCGCCGAATAAAACCACTTCTCTCGCCAAGTCTGTAATCTCAGGCGCGGCAGATGAGCTTGGTGGAATGGAGCGGCTTGTCCAATGGGCAAAGGAAGGGCCGAAGAATGAATACGCATTCTGGACGACCATCTATCCGAAGGTCTTGCCGCTTCAGGTGAACGCAGACATTGAAGCCAACATCGCGGTAAGGGGCGCGTTAGTGTGGAAGACGCCCAGCTAAAAGCCATCGAAAGTCCGTATGAACCGCGAAAGCAGTTTATGCCGCTTCACTTGCGTGAGACACGCTGGGCAATCGTTGTTGCTCACCGCCGCGCAGGAAAGACCGTTGCTTGCGTCAACGACCTTGTGAAAGAAGCTGCCTGCTGCATTAAGACGAACCCACGCTTCGCTTACATCGCGCCGCAGTTGAACCAAGCCAAAGACATCGCTTGGAATTACCTTCTCGAATACACGGAATGCTTCGGCCCAGACCGCAAGGTGAACGCTTCAGAGCTTTGGATTGAGTTGCCAAACAATGGCGCTCGTATCCGCATTTATGGCGCTGACAATCCAGATCGGCTGCGTGGTATCTATCTTGATGGCTGCGTTCTTGATGAGTTTGGGGATATGAACCCAACAGTTTGGTCGCAAGTTATCCGTCCTGCATTATCTGACCGCAAAGGCTGGGCGATCTTCATCGGGACGCCAAAGGGCAAGAACGTCTTTTACGACCTTTGGCAGAACGCAGAGGAAGATGATGATTGGTCGCGCCTAATGCTGAAGGCGACTGAGACAGGATTGTTGGACGACAAGGAATTGAACGACGCCCGCCGCATGATGAGCGAGGACGAGTTTAATCAGGAATACGAGTGCAGCTTCGACGCCGCAATCAGGGGAGCCTATTACGGCAAAGAGTTTGTTGATATGGA